TTTTGCTTCTGGTTTGTTATTTAATGCAGATAGAAATTCATCTACTGATATTCCATCAGGTAAATATTTTGCTATATCTTCTTCATTCTTTTGAGCTAAAGCCATACGTAAATTAGTTGCATTAACACCTTCTACAGCACCAGCATCAAATACTTTTACGTTTGGATATTTTTCAATACTAGCAAAGCGACTCATTTCACCTTTACCAAACGCTACGATAAAATTAGTATCAGGATTATCTTTAACAACGTCATATACTTCCTTAACAGGACTTGAATCAGCAGATATTTTTATTTCAACTGATCCATTAAATTTAGATTTATATAAGTCCCATACAGCTAAACTTTCATCAGCAGTAACACCTTCACGTGTTTGAGGTGAAATTAGTACTACTACTTGATCAGCAGCTTTTAATAATTTTTCAACTACATCAACATGACCTTTATGAGGTGGTTTAAAGGCACCTGGAAATAAAGCTATTGTTGGTTGGTCTTCTCCTTCTAGTAGTATATTGGCTAAGTATTGTCCTAAATTCATTTTACGAAATTATTTATTTTAGATTTAGCGTCTTCAATAGATGTAAATTCAGGTGTTATTTCTACTAAATGAGCTATCATATCGTTTAAAACTTGGTTTTCTTGTTCTTTTTTAGCACGTTCATCTGCTGTATAAACCTTACCACTACCTTTTACTGTTTGAAAAAATAATCGTTTAGCGGTTTCAGGATTAAATTCAGCTTTACCTTCAGGATCATTATTTACTAATATAAACTTATCACCAAAAGTATCTTTATACGTATCCATATTATTATTAACTCCAGCCCATGTTTTTAATACAATACCAGGAGGTAATGCTCTATCTCTAGATGCATTACGTTTTAATGATGTGTATGGTGAAACCCAAATCATTAACATCATTGTATCATATCCTAATGATTCTAATTCAGATTTTTTCTTAAGTAATGGTTTACTAGCGGCACCCGTACCATCTATTACTATATTATTTTTAGCAGCGGATAGTTGTGCAAATTTTTCTTTAGTTGCCTTTTGAGCACTACCCATTAACTTAGCGGCTTGTGATAATTGATCTTGACTAAAATCAGAAATTTTAGTACCTAACCCAGCAGCTCGTAATAGTTCTTCATAAGTATCATCTACATTAATTACTGTTAAATCTGATGGGATAATTTGTTTAGTTACAAATGTTTTACCAGAGCCAGCAGGACCAGCTAAAAATATAGCTTTTGGTCGTGCTGATGCTTCTAATAATAGATCTAATAGTTTAATCATAATATATCAATAAATATATTACTTTATTATCTTAATCATAGTTGGAAGTATTTCTGTGTATGGTTTATGATCAGGGTTTTCAAGTTTATATATTTCCTGTATGTTTTTAAACATTTTGAAATTTTTCTCGATATCACTAATCATCTTTAATTCCCATCCCTTACCTTGTATTCTACCACCTTTACCCTCACCACGTGTATTTGCTTTAACCCACAATATACCAGTATGAGTAACTTTTTCATTATGCGTTTCATTCCACGCTGTTGCATAGGCTGCTAATTGTAGATCATAGCTAGTGTGAAGTGAATTTGATGTTTTAAGATCTAATAACCATAGTTGATCAAACATTCTAACAACTAAATCTGCAGTACCGGCATATTCATGTTCATCTGAAAATAAATGATATTCTGTAGCTATTAATTCTGGTTTGTGAGTATTCCAAAAATCAGCAAAGCGCAATATCATTCTCCAAACATCCAAATTATATTTGGCACTACCATATTCGTCTAACCAATTGATTTCTTCACCATTCAAAAATGCTTCAACAGCATTGTGTACTTGTGTACCTTCACCAGCTGCTTTATTAGCTATAATATCACTATTATGTCCAACGTCTTTTAGCCAGGAATGGAAAAATTGGTTTTTAGGGAAATAATTTAGAATTGATGTTACGGAGGCGTAGTATTTTTCATTGCGTCTATAAAACCTGTTATCTAATACATTGATTTGTTTATTATCAGCGCTGTATTCTACAATACGTTTGATCTTAGGATCTTTGATAATGTTTGCATGTTTTTCAATCATAATTGGAGTTTTTTAGTCAATAGAGACTGAAAATTAAGAGGTGCAGTATTTTCAATAATGTTTAAAAACCTCTCAAATCCAATTTCATTTGCATCTTTACCATCTAATTCTACTAGATATACTTCTTTACCATATGACATCAATTCTTCGCAATATTTAAAAGCATTTTTAATAGCATCAGGATCAAGAGCAATATAGATTCTATTGACTGATGAACGGACTAATTTTTTCATTAGTTTCTCGTGAATAATTTTCCCAAATAAGGGAATGACATTTCGTTTAATTGTTAGTGCATCAAATATACCTTCAACAAGTACAATTGGTGCGTCCCAATTTATATATAACTCCCAACCAATAGCTGATTTAGCATCAGTAGGAGGATTTTTATATTTTGTAGGTCCTTCTTTATAAGCGCGAGCAATAAAGTAATTTATAATACCATTTTCATCATATGAGGGAACTATAACTCTATCTTTATATGGTCCATCATTGCAAAACCCAATATTATATTTAATAATATCATCAGGCGTTATGCCGCGCTTACGTAAAAATTTAATAGCATGTTTTGCTTCAATAGTTGCAATTTTATTTTCAACAACTGATGTAAGCGATATAAATTCTTTAGGTAGCTCTAAAGCAGTAGATATAACATGTTTATCTATATCCTTACCAGGAGCTATGATCATATTCAATTCAGCTACTTTATTAGCTGTTATTTTAGCGCTTTTAAAAAGCGATCTAATGGTTTTTCCTTTCGCCTCACATACCCAACAATGCCAAGGATTCTCGCTTTTAGCGTTTGTTATGCAGTTGATTTCGAGTTTATTCTTATGATGAGTGCAAAATGGACATTTAAAGGAATAATTGCCCCGACTAGTCTTATGACCAGTACCTAGTACAGATTCTAATAATATTAATAGAGCAGCATTTTCCATAACCCGTAATATACGAAATTATTCTGCCGTAACAAAATCTTTACGAAAAAAACGTCCCTGGATATTATCGTTGTATGTGTCAGTAAATAATACTGAGTGTTGTACTTGATATTGTATTTCGTAAAATGTAAGTTGTTTTTTAGTAGGACAGAACTTTAATATTTCGCGTTCGAATTTATCTTCACCTAGTACTTTTACATCAGCTAGTAATTCCTTAGATGACCCCCAGTAATTGCGCCAACCGCTATCAACTTGTTCTATTTTAGTAGTTGATTTGCGACCTGGTCCTGTTTGTTCAGCTAATTCTTTTTTAGTAAGTTTTTTCTTCTTATTGTGAAAGAATGCTTTTTTACCTATGTAAAATTTATTGGATTCTAGATTTGTGATTTTATAAATAAAACCATAATCGTTTGTAGTAAAGTCGTCCCGTAGTGGGACATATTCATATAACCAATTCATAAAACTATTTTTAAGTATCGTATTTGACAATAAATGTCATATCTGTGTCTGATGATAGAACTATTGGTTTTACTAATTTAGCAACCATTAATAATTCGTCTTCATCATTATATAAGCCTATTGTTGTAACATATGGTTGAAAAAAGGATCCAGTAGCAAAATCTTTAACTGTACTATCAAATGAACCTGTTAATGTATAAAGATTACTGCTTCCTGAAACTATGGAATTACTACCTGATGTTGGTACTATGCATTGTCCACCATATTTTAGAAGAGTTGGGTTAAATGATAAGTTATAATCACTTTCTTTTACAATGCAGCGAACTTCATTTTCATAAACAATATGCTCATTTTGAAATGATATTGTTGTTGTACCTGTTAGTAAATTTTGATAGCTAGAACTTTGATTAGTTATTACTACTAACCCATGAGCATAAAATATATTTCCAACAAAATTTATTCCTGAGGTTAAACTGCCAGAATCAATATAATTTAATGTAACCCAATTTAAATCTATATATTGAGATTGTAATTGTGATATTTCATATAAATTACCATTTCCGTCATCTTTAATGATATCACCAACAGATGAAGATATTTGAAAACTATTTGGTAATATTTTAGAACCATATATATCTTGATTAACACTTAATACTCCTATTGTTTCATTAGCACCAGAAGGGAATTGTTTAATTAATAATGGGTTAGTATTATAATTAAAATAGGAAGCAGTGGGACGTTGCTGAGAAGCTGATTGATAAGTATCTACATTAAACATTAATGATCCTGTATCTAAACTACCAGTATATGATTGGTAGAACATATGATTCATCTGACTATATATCAGTGATTGATACTGAGAGTTTGTTGTAGTGGAGTTTGATGGATTAAAAACTTCATTCTTACCAACATAATAAACAATATATCCATCATTTGGAGTTGATGTATAAGGTAGTACCCAACGCTTATTAGCAGCATAGGGTACCGTTGTTACATCCGCCTTGTTTAACTTTTTGAATGATGACATGCATTAATAGTCTAGTTTGATTCTAATCAAAGCTTCTTTAGTGAAATCCTTAGTTAATGGTTTACTTAATTTAGCTACAGCTAATAACTCATTATTATCATTATACATACCTACTGTTGTAATGTATGTTTGAGGATTATTAATCAATGTAGAATACAATAAGTTACCATTTGCATCTATAATAGATGGGTTTGTGGTATAATTAAATTCACTATTTTTAACACGTGTAAAGAAATAACGTGATGAAATTACTTCAGATGATTTTAATTGGAAACTACCTGATGTTGATGAAGCTGATTGTGATATTGATTGCCATAATCTTAAATGGTTATTTACTGCAACCGATGTTCCTAAAGATGAAGCTGATATATATGGAGTTAATGATCCAGAAGCATCTAATATAACAACTCCTAAATCAGGTAACATCATACCATAATAAGTAGTTGATGCACTACTTGTATAAGCATTACCATTACTACCACTAATAATATAATATACTCTATTTTCACCAATAAATCTGGTTAATGAAGTAGTATTACTATCGTCTGTTAAGTTAATCCATTTATAATTAGCACCACTTCCACTGCTTAATGTTAAATTAAATGATCCTGGAGAAAATGATTGTTTGTATTGAGCTCTAGAAACATTAATTACATAGATTTGTTTAGCCGTTGTTACACCGCCATCAAAGCTAAAATTAGTATTTTCATCTCCGTATACTAAATTTCTATATTGACCATATACAGTACGTGATGGA